CCGGTTATATCAGGAATAAATTACACGTTTTACTGCGCGCTTTTTGCAATCACGAACGCGACTACAACCGGCGCGCAGTTCGCCATCGGCGGGGTTGCGATGACCGGAATGATCGCGGGTGGACGTTCCGTGTTGCTGGGCTCGCCGACCGGATCATCTACAAACACGACGGGCGTCGTCACTACGGTTGATACTGCTGTCATGGCACAGACAACGGGTGCGGCGGTCAACCAGCCGCATGAAATGGCAGGCTGGTTCCAGCCCTCCGCCAGCGGCACGTTTTCCATAAAGGCGACCTCCGAAGTCACCGTTTCCGCCGGACTGACGGTGCTCAAAGGCTCGTGGGCGAGAATTACGCAGACGGATAACTAGCTGTGACCAAGCTCGTCATTGCCCCGGAGGCAGTGGGCAACGCGCTGTTCGACCCTGATCTAGCGGGCGGACAGTTCGACCGGGAGTTCCTCACCGCTGCGGGCGGTATTTCTACAATCTCTGCGGCTAAAGGCCTCTATACTTGGGCTGGAGTCGCTGCGGGCATTGTCGTAATCTTTTCTTCTAGCGTTGGGGGCTACACTTGGAGCGGAAAGCAGGCCAGCATCTCACGGTCTATTGTTTCGACTCCTGGAGCTTACGCTTGGAGTGGGACGGCGAGCAGCATCTCAAAGTCCATTGCGGCGGCGAAAGGGTCGTATACTTGGGCTGGAACTCAGTCTAGCCTCTCCAGAAGTATCTCTAGCACTCCCGGTAACTACACTTGGAGCGGAGTCTCTTCACAAGTCCCTAGACAAGTAACCCAGAGTGTAGGCTCCTACGCATGGTCTGGCACTTCCGCGAGCTTTGGCGCTGTCGCTACGGTAAACGCAGGAGCTGGGGCCTATACGTGGTCTGGCGTCCCGGCACCGCTATCACGAATTGTTGTTCATGTTCCTGGGAACTATTCTTGGTCTGGCTCTAGTTCTCAAGTTCCAAAGCAGCTATCTCATAGCGCAGGGGTATACTTCTGGTCTGGCACTACAGCGAGCTTTGGCGGAGTAACTTTCCTCAATGCCGTGGCTGGAGAATACTTCTGGTCTGGGATTGCTTCATCTGTAGTCGTTTTAACCGACACTCGTCCAGTAGGCGTCTATGGCCTTAGCTATAGACGGTCTAAGCCGGGAATACAGGAGAAAGAAAAGCCCGAGGAAAGCATACGCGAAATAATCCGCGCCATAGTTCTTGGTCCGGATAGAGTTCCAGAGCCTGTAGTCGTTAGAGTTTCTGTAGAGGAGCAGGGGACTGAAGAAATAGTGAAGATTGAAGTAGCCGGAGTGTCCAAGTCGGATATGGACGCGATTATTGTTGCAATTTTGGCGAGTGAGTTAGCATGAGCCGCAGACGTTGGGTGCAGGTAGATGGGGAATTAGTGGAGGTTGGCCCGGACTATACCCCGGAGCCACGGAGTGTTAAGGACTCAATTCTTTGGAATGATCGGGTATATCAAGATATGGGCGATCCGCGCTTTAAGTCTAGAGCGCAGCACAGGGCATACATGCGGGAAAAAGGAGTTACTTCGACGAGTGACTACAAAGATGAGTGGAGAGTTCGTGAAGGTCAGAGAATCAGAGAGAGGCAAGGGTATGACCCGAGCCGCCGCCAAGATGTTGAACGAGCCATCAGTCAACTGAACTCAAGGAGAAAGTAATGTCTGAAGAAACGCTGCGTGATACACTGAGCCGTGTGGTCAACACTGAAGTCACAGAGGTTGCTGCCGCCCCCGCTGGTGAAGTCAAGCCTGTAGGAGAAGAAAAGCCCGCTGGTGAAGTCAAGCCTGTAGGAGAAGAAAAGCCCGCTGGTGAAGTCAAGCCCGCAGGGGAGGTTAAGCCCGCTGGTGAAGTCAAGCCTGTAGGAGAAGAAAAGCCCGCTGGTGAAGTTAAGCCCACAGGAGAACTTCCCAAAGGCATTCGTCCGCCTGAGAGTTGGAAGCCTGCTATCCGCGAACAGCATTGGGCAAAGCTGCCCCTCCCTGTTCAAACCGAGATATTTCGTCGCGAGCGCGAAATAAATGACGCTCTTCAGCACACTGCTGAGGCGCGCAAGGGAATGGAGCAGTTTGGGCAGCTTGTCAATGAGTATAAGGACGTCTTTGAGTTTGAGAAGGCTCCCCCCATGCAGAGCGTGCGGAATCTTCTCAACATCCATAGGACTTTACGCTCTGCGCCAGCCCCTCAAAGGGCGCAGTTCATGGCGCAGATCATCAACGGCTTTGGCGTGGACGTTAAGCTCCTTGACCAAGCCCTCTCTATGCTGGTTTCTCCACAAGATCCTGCCGCTCAGCAAGTGAGAACGCAGGCGCAGAATTTTGAGCAGGTGCTTGATCAGAAACTGGCCCCAATGCGCGATTTCATGACCAACCTCACACGACAACAGCAAACTGTTCGGCAGACTGCAGAGCAAGAGTTGCAAACTGAGATTCAGAAGTTCGCAGAAGATCCTGCGAATGAGTATTTTGAGGTCGTTCGTGATGTCATGGCCGACATTATGGAGGCAGGGGCAAGTCGAGGACAAAAAATAAGTTTGCAAGACGCCTACAAACGTGCTATACTCGCCAATAATGACCTTGCGGGTCAGTTCAGCCAAGAGAGGCTGAAACAGGAAGCTGCAAAGTTGAGCGCACCAGCCGCAGAAGCCGCCAGAAAAGCGGGCCTGAGCGTAACTGGTTCGCAGACACTTGGTGCTCCACCTGAATCAGGCATCAATCTTCGATCTGATATTGAAGCCGCAGTGGCGCGGCACAGTGGTAGATAGCGGGAAGCAGTTTGCTCATCCTGAAGCAGCGAACGAAGCCTAACGGTTCATCGTCGTAGTTGATTCAAGGGCTTCTTTTAATCGCAAAGGAGAATCAAAATGGCTTTCCCTAACGTAACGGACATCGTCGCAACAACGATCGAGTCCCGCACGAAGAAGATTCAGGATAACGTCCTGAATAACAACGCTGGTCTCGCCTATATCAAGGCCAGCGGCAACGTCAAGACTGTCTCCGGTGGTTCGGTGATCTACGAAGAGATCTCCTTCGCAGAAAACGCCAACGCGGGATGGTATTCGGGGTATGATCTTCTGCCGGTTGCCGCGCAAGACGTTCTGTCTGCTGCGCAGTTTTCGCTGAAACAAGCTGCCGTTCCAGTCATCATTTCTGGCTTGGAGCAACTGCAGAACTCCGGTAAAGAGCAGATGATCGACCTCATGGAGAGCCGCATCACTGTGGCTGAATCCACGATGGCGAACTTGCTTTCTGGCTCGTTCTACGGTGATGGCACCGGCTCTGGTGGTAAGACGATCGTGGGGCTGGAGGCCTCTATTCCGGCCAACGCTTCGGGCACTTCGGCCCGTATCGCCACGGGGACATACGGCGCAATTGATCGTGTTACGTGGTCTTTCTGGCGTCCGTATGCTGCTCACCCGACTGTGGCCCTTACCTCAGCCACTATTCAGGCGGCTATGAACGACGTCTGGGGCAACCTAGTCCGCGGGCGTGATCGTCCTGATGTGATCATCATGGACTCATTCATGTGGGGGATCTACCTTGCTTCGCTGCAAGCACAGCAGCGATTTACTGACCCGAGCAAGGCGCGTCTGGGCTTCCCGACGCTGCAATACATGGATGCGGATGTTGTGCTCGACGGTGGATTGTATTTTCCGTCAAGCGCATACGGCCCCGGCGCTGTGACTAAGACCATGTATTTCCTCAACACGAAGTATCTGAAGTGGAGGCCCCACGCTCAGAGAAACATGGTTCCGTTGAACCCCAATCGCCGCTATGCTATGAATCAAGATGCTGAAGTTACCATCTTGGCTTGGGCTGGCGCGATGACCAATAGTGGTCAAGCCTTCCAAGGCCGTTTGACCAGCAACTAATCTTCGGAACCTGAGAAAGGAGAACGAAACATGGCTATGCAAATCTTGGCCGATCAAATCGGCTATCCTGCAATCAGTGATATCTCGACTACGCAGAAGCTGCCTCTTGGCACTGTGGCGCGTATTCAGGACAACACTGAGACGGTTCCTCACTCCGGTGAGGCAATCTATCTTAAGTCCTCAGGCACTTGGGCTGTTGGCTCGCTGGTGACTTATGACACGGCATTGGGAACGGCTCCCCTATCGCCCGCGACTGGAGGCTTCGGCCCTGTCGCTGTGGCGCTGGCGGCAGTTCCCTCAGGTTCCTTCGGCTGGGCGCAGATTCAAGGGCGCGCGGCTGTGAAGGCGCCTAATGCGATGGTTGTAGGTGCGGAGGTATTCATGTTAGCGGCGACTCCTGGCAGTGTGGATGATGCGGCGGTAGCTGGGGAGCAAATCCTCAACGCTAAGGTGTCCACCACGACCGGCACTCCGTCTACGGGCCTCGCCTACATCGAGATCAATCGTCCGTTCCACCAAGGCCAAATCACGTAATGCGGGAGTGGGGGCTCAAACGAGTCCCCACTCTACCCTGAGTTGGTTGGGGGATTCAGCCAACAGCCGAGTTTTACTAAGGTCAGGAGACACGATATGGAAATCGGCACGCTAGAGTTTGATCATCAAGATTTCATCAAGGACAGGGCTGGAGACGATAAGCTAGCCATTCGCTTTTTCCGTAAGGCCAGACAAGATAGTGAGGAGACCCAGAAGCAGGGTCGCCCCATCTTCAAGGAAGAAGATTATATCCAGATTGTAGTGCCCGGAGATCGCACAAGCGCGATAGTTCGGCCTGTTGGGCCTGCTGATAAGGCTCGCTTTGAGAAGCAATACGCTCATTGGCAGAAGACTCAAGAAGAAGAGATGCAACTAGGCACTCCGTTGGAGGCTTGGGGCATTATGAGCATCGCTCAAATCGAAGAATACCGTTACTTTGGCGTCCGCACTATTGACCAAATGGCTGTTCTTCGGGACGATGTTTGCGGAAAAATCATGGGCGGCACTTCCTTAAAACAGAAGGCCATCAATTGGCTGGCTATCTCCAAAGAAGATGCCCCGCTTAAGAAAGTTCAGGCGGAATTGGACAAGCGAGACAATCAAATTGCCGCTTTGGAAGATGCCGTCAAGAAGCAAGCAGAGCTTCTTGCGGAGTTACAGGCTAAAGTTCCCGCCCAGAAGGCGGTTCCGAAGGCAGCGTAGGAGTATGGATGCCCTTTCAGATTACTGAATTTACCTATGGCACGGCCATACAGGAAATCTGTAAGCTGGTTGGGCATCCCTCGCCTGTAGACCCTGCTGGTTCTACAGATACTGCTGTTCAACAGATGGGGGCTGCGGTGAATACAGCCCTAGAACAACTGTTGACTATGTATGAGTGGCAAGATCTTACTACGCGGGCCTCTCTTTCAGTGGTGGGGCTAGCTCCTGGAGAGGTTGAGCGCGGATTTGACCTCCCTGACGACTTCTTCCGTTTCATTGACCAAACTCAGTGGAGTTCTCAATCAGCCCTTCCTGCCGGTGGGCCTGTTGGAAATGCGGCGTGGATGCAGTCAATAGCTGGGAACTACAGCCCCATACTAACCCTCACGTGGCAGATGCGTGGAGATCAAGTGTTCTTCCTTTCTCCCCCATTCCCTACTGCGGCCACTTTCAGCTATATGTATATGTCAAAGGCACAAGTAATTGATGCTGCTGACCCAACTATTCTGAAGAACAGAGCAAATCAAAATGGGGATACCTTCAAGCTCGATGGGTTCCTCATAATGCTTCTTGGCCGATCTCTCTACTTAGAGTGGAAAGGCTTCGATTCATCTGCGGCCACGCGAGATTTCCTGACTGTGTATAATTCTCGGGCGGGCGCTGACAAAGGAGCGCCTATCCTGGATCTAGCGCGTAGGCGCGGAGTCGCTTTGATTAATCCACTTACCTCTGTTCCCTATACGGGGTTTGGGTCTTAATATGCCCGCCATTAGAGCTATCCCAACCTATAAGGCTTCGAGGCTTCAGGCTCAGTCTCGGAACCACAAGTTTGACATTATCCCTGCTCCTGTGCGGGGATTAGACATTTCTCGCCCCTTTGTCGACCAAGACCCAAAGACTGCACTCTTACTTCGCAACTGCATTGCTCGCAGATATGGCTGCGAGCTTCGTGGTGGGTGGCGCAGACACACCACGAACTTAGGAGGCGTGGGGACTGAAGCTTCTGTAGTCACAATGATGGGGTATCAGCCTCCTCGTGGCTTTGGCAGCACTCAGCTAGCTAAACTGTTCGCGGCCTGTGACGATGGTGAGATTTACGATGTTACAACTGCGTCTAACGAGGCTGCTGTTCCTGCCTCTGTTGCGACTTTGGCTGGGCAGAGTGAGCCTGGAGAGGTTAGTTTTGACAATTTCGCCACCGCGAACACGAATTACCTTTTGGTCGTGTCTGCTGGATTTGGATACATCACTTACGATGCCGTGGGCGGGTGGGTTAATCGCAATGCTGCCACAATTGGATCTGTTGTTGCGGCGACTATAGATTCTGTGATGGTGTGGAAAAATAGAATCTGGTTTATTGAGGAAAACTCTACCAGAGCGCACTTCTTGCCAGTGGGGCAACTCACGGGCACAACCTCAGTTTTTGATTTTGGGCCTTTACTCACTCATGGGGGTGAGCTCCGAGCTATGGCTTCTTGGACTTTAGACTCTGGAGATGGAATTGATGACAAACTGGTCATTGTGGGGTCTCAAGGTGACGTCTTAGTGTATGGAGGCACTGACCCCACGTCAGCCGCGACTTTTGGCATCGTTGGTCGCTGGTATGTAGGCCCTCCGCCAGCAGGGCGCCGTTTCATGGGTAAGTATGGGGGCGATTTATCAATCTTGTGTGAGCATGGGGTTGAATATATGTCTCGCATGCTCAGTGCTAAAGGTCTCCTTGATCCAGAAACAGAAGGAGATGATTCCCTCTCACACAGGTTTAGTGAGGTCATAGGCCGGGATATTCGCAGCACGAGAGGCCAAACAGGGTGGAGCGTGCTGCACGTTCCATCATTAGAGTCGGCAATTCTTGTGACTCCGCACAACGAGTATACAACTGGAGTTCAGTATTGCTTTTCCACCATTCCAGCAGGGTGGAGCGATTTCAAGGGTATGCCAATGGTCTCCGCTGAGGTATTCAATGGAGAGCTTTACTTTGGAACTGCGAATGGTCGTGTGGGGAGGGCTTTTGCTTGCGACTCTGACGATGAGTTAACAGATGGAACAGTGGGAACTACTGTGGTGGGCGATGTTCAATCGGCCTTTGTGGCCCCAAATGATGATCGCGTGTCACTCAAACGTCCTGTTTTGGTGATGCCAATGTTCCAAGGAACTCGGTCGCCTAGCCTCTTGGCTAGGGTAAACACAGAGTGGTCGGATGCAGCAGTGTCGGGCTCTCCATCTTATGTTGCAGATTCTACATCTACGTGGGGGTCTGCAATTTGGGGAACTGCTGTGTGGGCTGGAGCCTTGAATACTTTCCTAGCCTGGATGGGAGCTACGGGGCTTGGATGTTTTATGTCCATTCGCCTATCCTTCACAGGGGCTAGGGGAACTTTGTTCACCAGTTGGAAGGTGATATATGAGCCTGGAGGGGTGATGTAATGGCTGCTCCGGTAAACCCCATTCTTGGAAGACAGGCAGGGTT